GCGAGAAGTGGGGCGTGGAGAGCGGGCAGCTATGGCAGTTGGGCGAGCACCGTCTTATTTGCGGGGATTGCACGGATAAAGATGTGGTCGAGAGGGTGATGGGGGGGGAGAAGGCAGACATAATATTTACGGACCCACCCTACGGAATGAATAAAGACTTTGTCAATGATGATCACAAAAATATGATTGGGTTTCATGAAATGTGGATTGATATTATCAAAGAATATTCGTGTGTAATGTTATGTTGGTATGATCCAAAGAAAATGCGCGAAATTATTTTGCCTTCAGAAAAATTGTTCGCGGAGATGACAGATTATTTACATCTATACAAACCCAATGATGTAGCATTCCCATTGCGGGGATGGATTCGGATTTCCGAATCCATGCTTATATTTGGGGACGGGAAATATCAAGAAGTAAATCCATATTCGCATGATACCTATTTATATAATCATGAGAATAAGGACAAATCCTTTTACCATCCATCTGTAAAGCCGAGGGATATAGTCGAAGATGTTATAAGCAGGTTTTTGGCCGATATTATTCTTGACCCATTTCTCGGTTCTGGCACAACCCTGATCGCCTGCGAGCGCCTCAGGCGCAAGTGCAGGGCAATCGAAATCAGCCCAGCTTACTGCGCTGTGGCAATCCAACGCTGGGTGGACATGACCGGCGGCGAGCCGGTGTTGTTATACAACGAGGAACAACAAGATGGCTGAGGGTGGTATTACTGGCAAGGGTTTTCGTAAAGGCGATCCGCGAATAAACCGCAAGGGCAGACCTCGCAGTTTTGACGCGCTGCGCACCCTCGCCCAGCAGATCGCCCATGAAGAGGCCAGGTCTGGCGGCGCGCCTGTGGTCGTCGAGGGGCATAAGGCGACGGTTGCCGAGATGATTCTTCGCCAGTGGGCGGCGAGCAAGAATCCGCAATTGCAGCGGGCGTTTATCGAGATTGCTTTTGGCAAGGTGCCGGATGCGCTGGACTTGACCAGCGGAGGCGAAGCAATAAGAGTAACACTAATGGGCGATGATTAATGTCGAGATTGATCGCGCCGTATTCAACACTATTTATATCCCTTACCTGGATTGCATGTCGCGCACCCAGATACTTTATGGCGGCTCCGGGTCCGGTAAGTCGGTGTTTTTGGCGCAGCGACCAGTCTATGACGTGATGCGTGGAGGGCGTAATTATCTTGTTACAAGACACGTGGGGCGCACTATCCGGGGATCTGTGTATGCTGAAATCGTACGCGTTATCTATGATTGGGGAGTGCAATCGCTATTCAAGATTAATAAGACGGAAATGACCATTACCTGTCAGAATGGATATCAGATTATCTTTGCCGGTCTGGACGATATCGAGAAGCTAAAATCCCTGGTCCCGGCTAAGGGTGCGATTACGGATATTTGGATTGAGGAGGCGACAGAGACAGACAGGAATACCATAAAACAGCTCTATAAGCGCCAGCGTGGTGGGTCTGAGGATATACCCAAGCGGCTAACGATGAGTTTCAATCCGATCTTACGCAATCATTGGATATTCGAGGAATATTTTGCGCCGCTGGGCTGGGCTGACGATCAGGTCGAATATCAAGATGAGGATATTGCCGTTCTCAGGACGTGGTATGTTCATAACCGCTTCCTTACCGAGCAAGATAAAACCGGCTTGGAGGGCGAAGAGGATAAATATTTCCGGGATGTGTATACCCTCGGAATTTGGGGCGTGCTTGGGCATGTCATCTTTACCAATTGGAAGGTGCAAGACCTGGCAGATATGCAAGCGCAGTTCACTAATCGGCGCAATGGGCTGGATTTCGGATTTTCAAGCGACCCCGCGGCACTATCCAGGTCACATTACAACCGGGCGCGTAAGACCATTTATATCTTTGATGAGCTGTATGAGCGGGGATTGACCAATGATGTGCTTGCCGGTCTGCTTATGGAGAAAATCGGGGATGATGTGATTGTCTGTGATAGCGCAGAGCCGAAGTCTATTACCGAATTACAGCGAGAGGGCATAAAGGCGATTGGTGCCAAAAAGGGAAAAGACAGCGTGAACCACGGTATTCAATGGCTCCAGCAACAAATGATTGTTGTCGATAAATCGTGCATCAATACGCAAAACGAATTACGGCAATACCATTGGAAGGAGGATAAATACGGCAACGCGCTCCGGCAGCCAGTAGATAAGAACGACCATATCATAGATGCTACTCGTTATGCTTATGAGAACGACAGTACGGCTGCCAGTATTACCGCGGTGCCGAATCCGTTTTACGATTGAGGTGGGGAAATGAGCATATTATCAGATATTCGCAGCGCATTCTACAACCTGGCGCACCTGGGGGAGATACTGGCGAACTCAACATACCAGAAGCGCATGGAGGAGGCTGCCGTTCGACGCGACTACTACCACGGCGAGCATCGGCGCCAGTTCAAGGTCAAGCCGCTCCAGCCAGACGATAACCTGACAGTAAATTTCGCCGGCCTTATTGTCAGGCGCGGGGTTTCGATGTTGCTGGGTGAGGGAATTGAGTTTGATTTGCCAGGCGACCCGGAGGAAATCGAGAACCCTGAGACGGGCGAGGTTGAGGTTATCGAGCAGCCCAACCAGCAATACATCGATGATATGTGGGACGCCAACCGCAAAGATGTGCTGATGCATAAGGTGACACAGTTCGGCGCGATCAATGGTACCTGCTATTTCAAAATCATGCTGGACGGCGTGGAAAGCCGGCAGGATGAAAACGTGCTGCTTCCGCGCCTGATTGCTCTGGATCCGCTTTACATGGAGATTGAAACCGACCCTGAGGATATTGATACTGTTATCGCATATATCAATCGGTTCAACATCATTATGAACGGGAAAGACACGGCGCGGAAGGAAGTCACGCGACGCAACTATGCCGCGATCACCAATGAGGCCGGGTTGATTATCGGCACGGGCGAAACCGATTCTTGGACTATCGAAAACTGGTACGCCAATGCCGATACGCAAGGGCAATGGGTGCGCCTGTACGCCGACCAGCTTTGGGAATATGAGTTTCCGCCGATCATCCACTGGCAAAATCTACCGCTGGCTGGTAGCTGCTACGGTGAGCCAGATATCACCGATGATGTGATCGAAATCCAGGATAGGCTGAATTTCATTGCCGCCAATATCAGCCGGATCATCCGCTATCATGGACATCCTAAGACCTGGGGGCGGGGCGGCTTTATGACCGACAAGGCGAGCTGGGGCGCAGATGAAATGCTTATGCTCTCCGGCGATAATGCCATGCTGCAAAACCTGGAGATGGCAAGCGATCTGGCCTCGTCGCAGTCATTCCTGGCATTCCTGCGCCAGTCACTATTTGACATCGCGCGTACGACCGACCTGGGGAGCATCAAGGACAAGCTGGGCGCGCTGACGAATTTCGCCCTGCGGGTGCTTTTCTTCGATAGCATGGCGAAGCTGGGCAGCAAACAAGAACTTTACGGCGAGGCGTTGCGAGAGCTCAATCACCGCCTGCTGGTATTGGCAGGCTTTAGCGGCCCGGAGGCGGACGGCGGAGAGGTTGTCTGGCCCGACCCGCTGCCGACCAGCGAGGCGGAGGAGACACAGGCGCTTGAGTTCGATTTGCGCAATGAGCTGACCAGCCGGGAAACGGCGTCAACGATGCGCGGCTACGATTGGGTGGAGGAGAGCGGGCGCATCGACAAGGAGAGGGAAGCGGCCAGAGAGGCGCAGGGCAGTCTGGGCTCGTTTTTCCTGAAGCAGTTCGAGAGAGGCGAGGGTGGCGGCGAGCGCATGATGACCGGACGGCAAGCGCAAGGGATGATGGAGGAGCGGTAATGCCGTTCAAGAGTACCAAGCAGAGACGATATCTGTTTGCGAAGAGGCCAGAGATAGCCCACCGATGGGCTAAACGCTATGGCTCTAAAATCCGGCGCGGGAAGCGCAGAAAGGCTAGTAAAAGGTGACGAGATAACCAGGCGAGTCAAAGCCAGGATATATTGGTCTAGCATCGACTAAGATCATGGATAAAACCCATGCCCCCTGAACAGCCTCCCCTGATTGTCGCCGTCGCCCGCTTCCGCCGCGCCCTCGCCCAGCGCGATGCGCAGGCATTGGATCGCATCATCAACGCCTATGGGCGCATCTACCAGCGGCTACAGGATAAGATAGATTTGCTTGTGGCGGAGATAGGCGGGCAGGCAGTCACCCGCGGGCAGCTTGTGCGCATGGTGCGCTATCGGGAATTGATAGCACAAGTGAACGAGGAATTATCTGCCTTCCAGGGCTTCATGCGCACCGAATTGGGAGCGGCTGGCGAGTTCGGGGTGGGGCAGGGGATACGGGATGCGCGCCAGTTATTGAGCTATGCTGTTGCCGGAGATGCACAGATTGTGGGGGCTTTCAATGTCCTGCCACGGGATGCAATCGAGAGCGTGTTGGGCTTCCTGTCGCCAGAAGGCCCATTATATGCTCGCCTGGCGGAGTTGGCACCCACGACTGTTGACGCCGTGGTAAATGGTATTGTCGAGGGCGTGGGGCTGGGCTACAACCCGCGCAAGATTGCCCGGCTTATCCGCGATGACCTGGGCAGCGGATTGACAGACGCGCTCCGCATGACGCGCACGGTGCAGCTTTACAGCTATCGGGAGGCCAACAGGGCGACGTATATCGCCAATAGCGATGTGGTCGAGGGCTGGATTTGGCATGCGGAGTTGGGGCCGCGTACCTGCCTGAGTTGTATCAACATGCATGGTACGTTTCACGCTCTTGATGAAACGCTGAACGATCACCATAACGGGCGGTGTGCTATGGTCCCGGCTGTACGCGGCTTTGACCGCGTTGTCCAGGAGGGCGCGGGCAAAGAGTGGTTCGAGGGATTGTCGGAGGCGGAGCAGCGACAGATGATGGGGCAGAGCAAATGGGACGCGTGGCGGGAGGGCAGGTTCGATTTCAGCGCGCTGACCGGCGCACATGATGACGCGGTTTATGGTCAGATGCGGATCGAGCAGAGCTTGCAGGCGATATTAGGACAATGACCGACCGTGATTTTCTACTAGCGATCCGCCAAGCATTATTGATGGCCCTGGATGCGCTGGAGCGCAGGCTAGAGATATCGCCGCGCACCTCTGAGATACGCGCGACGCTGAAATCTGTTATAATCAGGCTCGATGAACGACGACAAAAAACAACCGAGTAATTCCTGGGCTAAATTCTTTGCCGGCTTGTTTTTTGTGCTAGGGATGGGGAGCATGCTATTTTATGATCTCCAATTCGCCATTTTCTTTATGGTTGCTGCCCTAGTTATTAAGCCGGCAGACTGGTAAGGCATATCAATGATTTCAGACTTTCAGGATAGGGCGTATAGATATTATGCCCGCTTTGGAAGATTTCCTTGTAGACTGGCAATTACAAGGGAATACTACGATTTATTAGTAGCCGAGATTAAAGAATCAATGTATCTAACCAGTATTGTGGATCCCGATAAAGTTCCCGAAACAGATTTATTTATGGGAATTCCACTTGATATTGTAGACGTGGTATAATTAGCCCAACAACCGAATAACAGGTAGCCCGTAAGGAACGCCGTCTTTTTGTGGCAGTCGAGAGAACGCCACCGAGAGGCGGCGTTTTTGTTTTCGGGGGAATCAATCAGGAGGGATAGCCGAGATGGCAACCGAAGAGGAATTGAAAGCAGCCGAAGAAGCCAGGAAGGCGGCAGAGGCTAAAACAGCAGCCGAGACTGAGGCCAAGAAGGCCGCAGAAGAGGCCGCAAAGAAAGAGGCTGAAAAGCAGGCCAGTTTTGAAAAGTGGCTTGCCGAACAGCCGGAGAGCGTTCGACAGCTTTATAACGAGCATGTCACCGGCCTAAAAACAGCTTTGCAGTCCGAGAGGGAAAAGAGCAAGGGAGTAGGCGACAAGCTCAAGAAGTTGGCCGATTTAGAAAAGGCCGAGGATGAACGTAAAAAGGCAGCAATGACCGAGACGGAGCGATTGCAAGCCGAATTACAAGAGGCCAAAAACAAGGCGGCAAAGTTCGAGCGCGAAAGCCTGCAACGACAGGCGGCAGACAAGGCTGGTCTGCCAGCAGCATTTGCTGATCGTATTCGTGGCGAGACGCTTGACGATATGGTTGAGGATGCTAAGGGGCTATTAGAGGCCATGCCAAAATCTGAACAGAAACCGAAACCAAGCACTACCGCCACCAATCCGGGCGCGGGCCATCAAGGGGCCGAAACCGACGAGCAGAAACGGGCGCGCCTGTTCGGAGTACAGGTCGATCCATTTGCGGAGGACGTGTTACGCCAGAAGGGTGGGGGAGTGTATTTTATCAAAGAGGAGTAAATAAACGATGGCTGGCGAATCAACTGGTGCATCTATCAGCACCTTCATCAATTCAATTTGGGAGGCTGCCGTCCTGGTGGCCCGCGAGAACTCCATTATGGCTCCCCTGGTCCAATCCTGGGGCGACCGCATGGGCCTCGCATCCCGCTACTACAACCGCTACACCGGGGGCACTATCGGGTCATTGGCTGAAACCGCTGACCTGAGCGCGCAGGCATTCACCCCTGGCACCGTGTCCGTTCTCACCCCGGCGCAATACGGGGCGCAATATTTCATCACCGATCTGCGCATCGAGAGCGATCCATTCCAGGTTCGTTCAGACGCGGGCCGCGACCTGGGCGAGCTCCTGGGCGTCCATGTTGACAGCAATCTGGTTGGCACGTTCTCAAGCCTCACCGGCGGGACTGTTGGCACCGCTGGGGGGACGATCCTCTGGACTGGCATTATGAAGGCAATCTCGCTTCTGCGCCGCCGGAAGATCGCGCAACCCTATGTCGCCGTGTTGGAGCCTGGGCAATGGTATCACCTCGCGGCTGCAGTCGGCCCTGGCGTCACGCTGACCAACGCGCCGGCATTGCAAAATGCTATCGCCGGGCGTTTCTACCAGGGCACCGCCTTTGGGGTGGACTTCTGGATCGACGCCAATATCACCAGCGGCACGGCTGCTGTTGGCGGCCTGTTCGCACGGGAGGCAATCGGTTTTGATAACCGGCGGGCGTTCCGGCTCGAACCACAGCGCGACGCATCACGCGGCGGCGGTGGGTACGAGCTGAATGCGACTATGGTGTACGGCTATGGCATTTGGAATGCCCTGGCCGGGTGCCAACTGGTCGGGACGAGCGTAATCCCGTAATCTAATCTGTGAGTTTGGGGGCAGTTAGCCTCCTCCTGGCTGATTGTCCCCATTCTCAAGCGGCAGAACTGCCAAGCGCGGAGGAGGCGCGCTTTAACATGCGAATACACTGGCACAGTAACGCGCCCTGGGTGACTACGGGGTATGGCAACCAGACAAAGCTCTTCCTGCCACGGATTGCCAAGCTCGGGCACTACGTGAGTACGACCGCATTTTTCGGCCTGCAGGGGGGGATGATCCGCTACGGGTTAGGTGACCAGCAATTCAACATCCATTCCGGGGGGCGACATCCCTACGGCATTGAAATGATGGTGCCTAATGCGGTGATCGAGCAATCCGATGTGCTGATTTCGCTCATCGATGCCTGGGTGATTGATCCCGGCAAGTTCAATGGATCTCCGGTGCGCTGGATACCCTGGTTTCCGATTGACAGCGAGCCGGTGATGAGCGAGATCGTTGATCGGGTGCGCACTGCTTACCGGCGGATTGTGTTCAGCAAGTTTGCCCAATCCGAGCTTGAGAAAGTGGGGCTGGATAGCTACTACGTGCCGCATGGGGTGGACTGCAATGCGTTCAGACCAATAGATCGGGTGGAGGCGCGCAAGCATGTCAACTGGCCGCAAGATCGCTACATTGTAGGTATGGTGGCGGCAAATAAGGGCGTGCCACCGCGTAAGGCATTTTGCGAGCAGATCACCGCGTTCGCCGCGTTCCACAAGCGGCACCCCGAGGCGCTGCTTTATCTGCACACCGACGACGGGACGCATGGCGGGCAGGTGATGGACCTTACCAAGTATCTCAAAATAATGCAGTTGCCGTTTGCGTACTCTATACCGGGCAGGGATATTGAGAATAAGACCGCGGTACTTTTCTGCGACCAGTTCACCAATGCCAGTACCGGCTTCAATGACAACTACCTGAACGCAGCTTACAATGGCATGGATGTCCACATGCTGGTGTCGAGCGGGGAGGGCTTCGGGATACCAATTGTCGAGGCGCAGGCGGCAGGCTGCCCGGTGATTGTGGGGGATTGGACAGCTATGCCCGAGCTGTGTTTTTCGGGCTGGAAGGTGGACAAGCGCGAGGCAAAGCCGTTCTGGAACTCTGCTGAGGTATTCCAATATTATGCCAACCCAGAGGCGATCTACGAGAGGCTGGAGGCGGCTTACCGGATGCGGGGCAACCAGGACTACCGAAAGCGCGCCAGACAAGGGGCGCTGGCTTACGACGCGGATAAGGTAACGGAGAAATACTGGAAGCCGGTGCTGGCAGAGATCGAGGAGAGCTTGCAAGAGCGGGTAGAGATCGAGGCAGTGGCGTGAGCAACCAGATTGCCATCTTTATCGTGAACTACAACATGCCAGAAAGGACGGACGCACTGGCTGAGCACATTAACAACCGAATAGAATGGCCTCACGTACTTTTCGTGATCGACAATGGCAGTGATATCGTTCCGCGGTCAAAGCATACTAACGTGTTCCTGGAGAAAAACAGGCAGACCACGGGCGGCTGGCTGGCAGGGCTAGAGGCGGCAGAGAGCTATCAAAAGGATTGGCTGGCTTATTGGTTCCTGATCACCTCCGCCGAGTTTCCCGAGGGTGATGGCGACCCACTTACGCCAATGGCGCAGTTCCTCCTGGATGCGCCTAACGCGGTTGGCATACATCCCGCGCTTACATCTGATAGCACCACGTCCTGGACACACCTTATCACTCGCGGGGGGGAGAAGCCGCGGCGGACATGGATGATAGACAATATCGCCAGCCTGTACCGTGCAGACTGGTTTGACAGCATCGGGAGATTTGATCCGGACCTAATCTACGCCTGGGGGATAGACCTGGAGACCTGCTGGAAGGCGCGCCAACAGGGCCAGTCGCTGTGGATACATGAGGGCAGTCGGATCAAGAAGGTGACTAATATCGGCTACAACATGAACCGGATGAACATGGAAGCGGGCACCAGGGAAATGCTGGCGGGTAATAATATGCGTGAAGTCCTGAGTATGCGCTACGGTCTGGACTGGTGGGGAATTATGACGGGAGCGCATGTAGACGCGGCCTGGCGATGATTGGGGAAACTGTGGAAGCCAACCTTGAATATAACCGGCGAGTATGGGGGGATGCGGCGAATTGGATTGATCGCGATAAATACGGCTATCAATGGAGCGGGGGGCTGAAACAGGCTGCCAGTGATATATCCAGGTTTGCAGATGCGTTTCTCAAACCTTATACCAATGGGCGCTATGATCACAGGGTTTTGGAGGTCTCGCCAGGCGCAGGGCGGTTTACTGCCGAATTGATCCGCTATGCTGCTCGACTGGACTTGCTCGACATGAACCATGCGTGTCTTGATATCTGCAAAGAGAGGTTCAAATACTACCCGCTAGAGATTGACTTTCTTCATAATGACGGGCAATCCTGTGACATCCTGAGGGAGCGGAGTTACAGCCTGATAGCCAGCTTTGACTCAATGGTCCACATGCACCCGGATATCATCGAGGGGTACATCTGCCAGTTAGCTCCTCGTCTGGAGCCAAACGGTATTATGTGGCTTGATCACAGTGGGAAAGGCGCCAGGAGCGTGGGGCATAGAACAGATATGACTGCCGGGAAGATGAAGGCTATCGGTAAGGCGTGCGGACTGATCCTGTTAGAGCAGAAATATCGCAATGACCATGATTGCGTGAGTGTGTTTATACAATGAACGACGTGACGGGGATTTACGAGGAGATATCGGGGAATATCATCGGGCGGATAGCCACGCCGCCAGATGAGGCCGCCTTGCTGGCTGACATGGCCGGTAATAGCGATTTGCATATCGAAGTGGGCTGCCTCTGGGGGGCGACGGCTATCCTGGCTGCCCTGGCAGGGGCAAAGCAGGTTTTCACCGTGGATGCGATGCGCGGCGGATGGTGGGATACCGGCGACCCCACGACGCAGACGAAGCCAACGCCCACAACTGTGCTGGAGAACTTCAAGAAATTCGGCGTAAATGATAGGGTAAAAGCCGTTCGCTCTAACTCCAACCCCTGGCCGCTGCTGGATATTTACCCGGAGACGTTTTTCATCGACGGCGATCACTCTTATGAGGGGTTTGGGCACGATTGGACGATTGCGACCCAGATTACCCAACGGGCGATCATCGCCCACGATGTTGATGACAAATATCCCGGGATTGTCAAGGCGCTGAGCGAAAAGCGATCTGCATTGTGGCGAGAGAGTAAGCGAGTGGGATCGAGCGTATTATTCGAGCGCATCCCCTCTCCGTTGGTGAGCGTGATTGTGCCAACGTACAACCGCCCGGAATTATTGAGCCGGGCGCTGGACAGCATTATGGAGCAGTCGTTTTGTGACTTCGAGGTAATTGTAGTCAACGATGCGGGGATGGACGTGGCTGATATCGTTGCTCGATATCCTAAAGCGCGCTATTACGCACATAAGACCAATAAGGGACTGCCAGCGGCGCGCAATACGGCAATCGAACACGCGAAAGGACACTATATCGCCTACCTGGACGATGACGACTGGTACTACCAGAAACACCTGGATACACTGCTGAATGCCATCGTCAAGCACAATGCACGGGCGGCATACAGCGATTCGCATTCAATCGAACGGGAAGAGGAAAAGCGAAAGCTGTATATCTCGAAGGACTATAATCGGGAGGCATTGCGGGAGCGAAATTTGTTTACAGTCTGTAATGCCATGCATCAGCGCAGCTTGTTCGATGAGGTGGGTACATTCGATGAGACCCTGAAAAATCACGAGGACTGGGATTTGTGGCAGCGGATTGGCGATGTGACAAATTTCGTGCATATCAATATCCCGACCAGCGTGATTGACCGGACACGGCAGACCATGAATACCGATAAGACAGCCATGCGCGCCGGCTTCGAGATCGTGCAGAAGCGGTATACGAACGGGAACAAGCCATGATCTTTTATAGCTTCGTCATCATCACCGATAGCCAGGAGCCGGAGAAACTCGCCCGGAATATCGAGAGCATCAAGGCGCTGAATATTCCCGGCTACGAAATCCTGGTGGTGCGTGACGTTGACCGCTCGGGTAAGCTGGGCAAGCTGAGAAATGCCGGATGCAAGCAGGCAAAGGGGGACGTACTGATTGTGGCGGATGACGATCTGGTATTCCATGATGACTTCTACCGCGGGCTGGTGGAATATGGGGACGATTTCGACGTACTTTCCTGCAAGCTACTGAACCCCGACGGCTCCCGCTACTGGGATTGGAAGGAACACTACGGCGGGCTGAACCGCCTGCTGGATTACGACAAGACCAGCGAGAGTATCAGTATCACAGGTGGACTGATTATCATGAAAAAGTGGGTATTCGATAAAGTGCATTGGGATGAAATCAGGGGATTTTACCAAAACGAGGACGTGGACTATTCCAACCGTCTCAAAATGGCTGGAATACGGATTGCATTCAATCCACATTCTACTGTCACCCACGATGCGCCTTACACGCAAGTCGGAATGGGAATTTTGAAGATATAAGGAGAATAAGAAATGGCCGATTTTTTGCACGATGACGTATTTGACAGTGGGCTGAATCAGCTTACGAGCTTAACCGAGAATCTCTACATTTGTAGCACGCTGCCCACCACGTTTACCGAGGCTTCCAGCACTTATAAGCTGGGCGTCAAGGCCACGCCTACGGTTGGCGCTCCAGGTGACCGAGCTGGGGGGGGGAGAGAGGTAACTATCTCCGCAATCACTGACGGGAGTGTTACCGCCAGTGGGACTGCCGGGTTTTATGCTTTGACAGATGACAGTCTGTCGAAACTGCTGGCGCAAGGCGACCTGGCGAGCACGCAGGTGGTCACGAACGGCAACACCTTCACGCTGACCAGCTTCAAGGTAGGAATACCAGACCCGGCATAATCTGACAATCAAATGTCATCAATTGGCCCGATCCTTCCGCAGTCAGTCGGAACTTACTCTGAAACGCCCTGGTCGAATAACGACTGGTCCAGCCCCGAAAATGTCTATGGGGCTGGCGAGGCCAGTGTCACCGCGGCGACTTTCGATGCGGGCGATCAAACTTTTGTTTTGAAAGCCTACAACTTCGACTTCTCTGCTATTCCTGATGGAGCGACGATTGATGGGGTGGTTTGTGTGGTCAACGCCCGCTATGCCGTTGCACCTGGATTGATTGATCTTGTACAACTCCTGGATACATCCAGGGCTAGAGCTGGAGATAATAAGGCAGCTACGCCGACCGCGCTGACTACGAGTGCGGCAAATTATACCTATGGCGCATTAGATAACAAATGGGGGAATAGCCTGACGCCCGCCTGGATAAAAGATCCTGACTTCGGCGTTGGTATAGGGATGCTGGCTGGCGGCTCGGGTAATAACAATGTCGATGTATTCTGCGACTCTGTCACCCTGACGGTTTACTACACCTATACCGCTCCAGATGAGCTGACCGCCGCTGATATCACTACTGGCGCTCCAGTTGTGGGTGCTTCTTCAATCGGACAGATTCACGTCCTGACATCTGCCGCAATATCCACCAGCGCGCCAACTCTGGAAGCGTCTACCATCGGGCAAGTACACGTCCTGACTGCAGCAGCCATTACAGCGGGCAGTCCCACGCTTGACGCTCCTACCCTGGAGGAAACGGGCGGCGAGGACAATCTTGAAGCAGCGGACATAACCACCGGCGTCCCAGTATTGGAAGCATCGGCAATCGGTCAGGAACATGTTTTATCTGCGGGCAATATAGATTCCGGCGCTCCTGCTTTGGATGCGCCCAATATCGGGCAGGTCCACGTATTGGCGGGCGGAGATGTAACATCGGATATCCCAACACTGGGACAGCCCACAATCGCGCAAGTTCATGCCCTGACATCTGCTGATATCGTTACTGGTGCGCCCGTATTCACAGCACCAACCATAGCACAAATACATATATTGGCGGCAAACGGAATAGATACCCCCGCGCCAATACTGGGAGCTCCAACCCTGGCTGAGGGTGCCGGACAGGATAACCTGGAGGCACTGGGGATCGTTACTGGAACACCAACGATAGATGCTCCTTCACTGGGGCAGATACATAGCCTAAGTGCAGTCGAGATTACAACCGGGTCCCCAGGGCTTGATAATCCGTCAATCGCTCAAACGCATAACCTGATAGCCGCGGACATAATTACTGGTACCCCTGTCTTTGGCGAGCCGAGCCTGGCCGGATACGATATTTTATCTGCTAACGATATATTGACGGGCATACCTATCCTGGGAAATCCAACCCTGGAAACCATTACCGTCGCTGTTTTGACTGGATTGGGCTTGAGATTTATAGCAAAACACCCGCCCAGGCAAACTTATATACATCCACACAGACAGTCTATATCGATTGATGCAGACGAAGATTATAAACACGGGGTGTGACATGGCAACTATATCAGAAGCGACCATTCAACAATCGACCGGCGAAGTCAGAAAATGGACGGCGGATTTTTCTAATGATCTCCCCCTGGGGGGAACAATAACCGGAGGGACAGCAATACATACTCCCCCAAGCGGGGCTGCATCTACCCCAACTGTAAGCTACACCACAACGACGGTAAGTGCAACGCTTGGGCCGCTCCCCGCCCTGGGCATACATTATCTGGATATTCAGGCCGATTATAGTAACAACGAAACGGCTGAGGTTCGCGTTGCATTTACCAATAATTATCCGGCAACCGCGGCGCGTTCTACCATGCTTGAGTTGATAGCTGATTTACGAGCTATGACACATACTGGCCCCAATGATTATAAGATTGCCGGTGTTCCACATTGGTCTGACGCGCAATTGCAGAAAATCCTGGACCGCCACAGACAGGATTTGGATTTCTTCCTGATGACGCCGTTCCCGAAACGGCTGGTCAATGATCTGCAATGGTTCGAATATCGCATCATCGGCTGGGAGAACTTCGAGCAGACGGACGGTGGCAGCGCGATATTCCTGGTCGAGGATAGCACCGGGGCGGACGCGGGTACCCTGCTATGGACTGCCGATTACAACCTGGGGATTGTCACCTTCGCCAGCGACACAAACGGTAAGGATTACTATGTGACTGCCCGGAGTTATGACCTGAACGGCGCGGCTGCTGAGGTATGGCGGCGGAAAAGTGGGCACTACGCCGCGGCCTCGGATAGCTTCGATTTCTCGACCGACAATATGAGCGTGAAGCGCAGCCAGAAATTGCAGCAGGCACGGGAGATGTACAAATACTTTGCCGAGATGGCGCGCCCGCGGATAACCACGCTTTACAGGAGCGAGCTAGATGCAGGGGCATTGAGATGAAAATTCTTGGTTATAAATATCGAATCACGCAAGAGATGGATAGCGATAGCATGGGCGCATTCGGCAAATTTCATGCCGATAAACAATTAATCCAAATTGCTATTAATCTTTGTGATGAACAAGCCATCTCTACCATTTTACACGAGATTATTGAAGCCATCAATTTTCATTTACAGTTGAAGCTCGAAAATAATGTAATAAGCCCGCTTGAAACCGGATTGTTTCAAGTATTGACGGAAAACGGAATTGATCTTGGGCCATTAAAGGCTCATATTGTTGAAGGAATTAAGGGGAAATAATAATGCCGGCGCTTTCAGATGACGAGCTGACCGCCATACGCGCGGACATTGATGAACTGCTACCTGATACAGGTGGAGCGGTACTGTCACGCACACTTGCTAATGACGGCATGGGCGGGTTTACGGAAGCATGGGGGACGGCGACGGGGAGCCTGAGTTATCGCCTCGACCCGATCCGTGGCGTGGAAGAGCAGGCGGGCGGCGCGCTGCGGGCATTCCAGGGCTGGCAACTCACCCTGCCATATGACACGACCGTGACGACTGCCAATCGTTTCCAGGATGGATCGGGCAACCAATACGCGATTATCGGCGTGGATGGGGCGAAAAGCTGGAAGGCGAGCGTCAGGGCAAGGTTGGAGGCGGTTTGATGGCAAACGCAAAAGTTATTTTAGATTTGACGGAGCTTGAGCACCTTATCAAAAGAGAGCCACAGCGTGTCAAAAAAATTGTCAAAGCAACGGCCTTTCAGGCGCAGGGTTATATGCAAGATAATTCTGCTGTTGATACTGGTGCGCAAAAGAGTGGTATACACGTAAAGACTAATGATTATGATGGGGGCCGGGAAGCCATTGCCTCGGTATTAGAGGCTAATCCAAAAGCAGGCATTGCTGATTTTCCGGCACCAACAGATGGTTATACGGCACGGGTTGGCCCAGTTACCGAATATTCAATTTATCAGGAATTTGGTACCAGTAAAATGGCGGCTCATCCATTTGTTGTTCCTGGAATTGAACTGGCACGGCGCGAATTCGAGACTCGCTGGCGGGAGCTATTTATATGAGCGCGTGGATTGGTGTTGATCTTGATGGCACTCTCGCTTCCCTTATACCAATTTCGGAATACACGGGCAATCCAGATCAAATTGGAAAGCCAGTACCATTGATGATTGAGCGCGTGAGAAAATGGCTTGTGCAGGGCAGGGAAGTTGGGATATTTACGGCTCGCGCAGAAAACCCGATGCGGATAGCACCAATCGAGGAATGGTTGATTGCCAATGGATTACCAGAACTTGCCATTATTAATGTGAAGGATAGCAACATGATCGAACTATGGGATGATCGTTGTTATCGTATTGAGACGAATACCGGTAAAGTAATATGAGCAACTATTTCGGCGCAATGGGAACGGCGTTATACAGTAAGCTCTCTGGCGGGACTGCGCTGATAACCGAATTGGGTGGCACGCTGATCTGGCAGGACGTGGCCCCGGACGAGCAGGCATTGCCCTATGTTGTCTATTCCCACCAGGGGGGCGGGCCGGACAACCAGAACTCGCACGATATGCGGGACAATCTATGGTACGTGCGCGGGTACGCGGCTAGCCGTGCAAAGGCGGTGGCTATTGATAAACAAATCGACAACCTGCTCAACAAGCATACTTTATCGGCTTCGGGATACACAAACTTTTGGACGGTACGGGAAGAGGATATATCTTTGGTAGAGGCTGGCCCTAACCAGGTCAGAATTTATAACATGGGCGGTTTATATAGAATCCGCCTAACAACTTAGTAACAGGGAGGCAAGAAATGACCGAATTTGCTGGAAGTGCTGCATATCTGGGATGGGTTTACAGCGGAGGGACAATAACGCTTCATGCGGATATGAGAACCTTCGACTGGACGCCGACGCTCAACTTCATTGACGCGACGGCGGGACAGGATACCTATGAGAACCTGTTGCCCTCGTATGGCGTTGGTGGGGATTTCTCCGCCGAGCTCCTGGCGCAGGCCGGGGGTACGGTTCTGGCCGCTGCGCTGGATCGCCAGACCAAGGGTACCGTGATTTATGGGCCAGAGGGGACGGCGACGGGAAAACTGAAATACTCTATCCCGTCATACTCGCAGGGGCCGCAGTGGTCATCTCCGTTCGATGATGTGACCACCATCACGGCAAACTGGCGGCAGTACGCGGCGGAATCGCGCTCTGCGTTCTAGTAAGGCAAATGCGGAGGAGGCGCACAATGATAGAAGAAAAACAAAAACCCGATTGTGTTTTGAGCGATGGCAGGGAGATCGTATTTGACCTATTCGCTATCACCAAGCGCGAATACGACTCCCTGTTCAATCGCGGGCAGAGCGACGAGGAAGAGGCGGGGGTTTTATCTAAAGTCTCGGGGCTCACGCCCGACGAGGTAGATAATCTCCCCCTGGGCGACTGGAAGAAGTTTGCCCGCGCCTTTTTCAAGAAAGCCGCGGACCCGGTCGAGGCTGACCCAAAAAACTAGCCAAGCGGGTCTATTTCTATCTCAAGGGCTGGGGGGATAGGATAGAAGGCCCAACGCCGGCCAATACGCTATTGCGTTGGTCGCTGGCAGAACGATTTGGCTGGACGCTGGAATATATAGACGGCCTTTCGCTGGGGGAGATACACGAATTCATCCAGGTCGAGGAAGGGCGCAATCGGGCAGAGCCTAAAAAGAAAAAGAGCGGCTTGCCGCGAGGGAGGCGGAAATAGGCACTAGAGTCGCGTCCTTATATGCTGAGATTGGAGCCGATACCACCAAGCTAAAGCGCGGGTTGGCGGAATCAAAAACCGGCCTGCAGCAGCTAAAAAATCAGGCTGAGGGTGTCGGGCGCCCATTTCAGAATATGATCTCGGTCATGGGTAAGGTTGCACTTGCCGCCGGTGCGGTGAGCGGTGCAGTATTTGCCATGAAACGCGTCTTTGACTTCGCGGAAGAGGGCGCGCAATTACGATTCATCGAACAGCGCTTTGACCGCCTCTCTGCTTCGATTGGCACATCCTCACAAGTCCTAAAATCAGATCTGAAATTAGCCGCTCGCGGAACTATCAGCGAAATGGAGCTATTGGCGCGGGCGAACGATCTGGTCGGCCTAGGATTGGCAAATACCCATGACGAGGCGGTGCGCTTGGTGCGTGTGGCCGCCAGCCTCAACATGAACATGAACCAGCTCGTACTGACCTTGACCAATAAGACCACGATGCGGTTCGACGCCCTGGGCGTGAGCGTGGCTGGCTTCGATGATAGGCTGAAAAAGCTCAAAGCCACCGGCATGGATGTTGATGCGGCATTCCGCGAGGCGTTCTTACAGCAAGCAGAGGCGCAAATAGAGCGCGTAGGTGAGGCGGCAGATAGCGCGGTTGCTCCGTTTCTGAGGCTGAAGGCGGCTATTGCCGATGAAGGCGATTCGGCCAAAAAGAGCGTATCGCAGGGATTGGGGCCGCTAATTGATGGTCTTGCCGATGTTATTACATATCAGGAAGTATTGACTGAGGCCACGAAAAAGGGAATTGTCACACGCGAGCAGGCAACGGCAATGAGCAAGGAGGCTTATTTCGGAGAGGCTACATTAAAAGATATAATCCAAATCCTGACCGAGGCAATTAGAGCTTATAACGAAGAACTGCTTGCCGGCGATGAGGGTAAGCGCCTATTCATTCAGCGTACCCGTGAAATGAAAGCTGCTACCGCCGAGTTGACAACAGGGCTTGGGGCGGTGAAAACGCAGCTTGCCGATTTGAACCTTGCCGTTCAAGACCCGCTTGGCAATCTCAAGGAACAATTCCAGGAAAGCCAATATAGCCTGATAGAGAGCGCGGCACGTCTACGCGACGCGATTGCCGATATCGAGGGCAGGCCAGTAACTGCCGAGGGACGCGCCGAGCTCCAGGCGCTCCAAATGGAGTTTGCCAATACCAAACAAGCCATTCTGGATAATGCCGCGGCTCATGAATATGAGACGAGGGTCGCCCTATTCGGGATACTCCAGCAACGCCTGGCGCAGATGGAGCTGACCGCCGATCAGCAGCAGGCCGCTTTCACGATGCTGAATGACATTGCCCTCGCCTGGGGGATTATCGGGCAAGATACTTTCCGGGCGTTGAGCGCAATAGACGCGGCCTTGGGCCAATTCGCCCAGGGGAACGTCAAGGCAGCTCAACAGGAAATACTCAACATTGGACGGGCTGCCCTGGCTATCCAGGGAGATTACTATGTCAGGATACACATCCAGACATTTCAAGAGACGATGTTCACTTCGCCGGGAGTGAGATCGCGCTTCGATACCCGGATTGCCGGGATGGCCGGGGCAAATATCAACAGTATGATAAATAATATGTTCCCACCAGGAACGTTCTCGGCAGGCGTTTTTGGAGGGGGCGGGGGACTGGGAAGCGCAAAGAAGCCCAAACTCGAAAAGCCCAAGCGCGACCCAACCCGCGAGGCACTTGACCTGGCTAACGCCCTGGCAGCCATCGGCAGCACCGCGGCGGATTTATTCCGCGAGCGTACCATTGATCCGCTCAGGGAGCAGATGAAACTGATAGATGATTTACTCAGCCCGTGGCACGCGGACCTAATGGCGCGGGAACGCTCGGCAGAGCTAGAGGAACAGCGCGCCAGAGCGGCGGAACAGGTAGCCGAGGCGGAGCGTAAGGTGCTGGAGTTCCAGAAAGCACAGCAAAGG